TTCCTAATAACTTGTGGGACATACTGCAATTCTGGTAACCAGGCACGAACGTAATTTTAGGCATGTAATTTGAGGAGTTTATTGTGCCAGCAGCAGTTCGTTTAGGTGATGTGTGCACCGGTCATGGCTGTTTCCCTTCTCGTCCTAATGACGAGGGCAGCCCTAACGTCTTTGTAAATGACTTGCCGTCCCATCGTCTTACTGACCACTGGGTTACTCACTGCTGCCCTCCTCCGTCTCCGTGCCACGATAGCGTAGCTGCTGAAGGCTCACCCAATGTGTTCGTTAACGACTTGCCGAAGTGCCGAATAGGTGATGCTGTTGCCTGTGGTTCTACTATGGCGACTGGGTCAAACAACGTCTTTGTAAATGACTAACTCATGAGCTACACTGAACCGATCCTGTTTTCAGACGTCAATCCAGACATAGGGCAAAACAGCCCTTATGAATTGGTGAAGAATGAATCTGCAATCCAGAAATCCATACTGACCATACTAGGCACTAGAAAAAACACAAGGCCTTTTCGCCGTCACTTCGGTTCCTACCTGCAGGATCTGCTCTTCGACCCTATGGATGACTTCACAGGTGAACGGATAAAGACTGAGATCATACGGTCGATAGAAGAGTGGGAGCCACGGGTGACGGTTAAAAGTTCCAAGGTCGTACCAGACTTCGACAAGCAGCTTTACTACGTAGAGATAAGCTTCATAATACCAAAGTTGAACAACAAGTCAGTGTCTCTGGCGTTCAATTTGTCTACTTCAAAATAGGGTCCTCAATGTCTTCACCTCTTACGTTATCACTAGCGAAGCCGGATTTTGAATCTCTAGTCCTGCAGCTTCAGCTGTACCTGGCTGCAAAAGGAACTTGGTCAGACCTGTTGACGTCTTCAACAGGTGAAACCCTTATCGAAATGATGGGGGCCGTAGGTGCCTTCAATCAATTTGCGATTGAATCAGCGGCTCGTGAAGACTTCCTAGAGACTGCAGTACGGGACAGTTCTATTTACGCCATTGCAGACATGCTGGGTGTACGCATTACTCGAAAGTCTCCTGCAAGTACCGGAGTCATACTTACCCGTGAGTCAAACGTAGGCATACTTACCATGCCCAGGTTCAGTGTGTTCACAGTAGATGGTGAGCTGTTCTTTAACCGTGAAAGCATTACGTTCAACAGTGGTGCTACTGAGTCTAATCCTTCAGTCTTGTACGAAGGCACTATGCGGACGCAGTCAATAAGTGCTAGCGCCTCTACCTTTAACAAGATCTATTTGAATGAGCTGGGCTTCGGTGTCTCCGATGCTGACGTAGATGTTTACTTAGTAAACACCTCAACTGGAGAACGTGAGCTTTGGAATCAGACCACCGATGGTATCTGGATAGCCGGACCATTTGACAAAGTTTACTACGATAGCACTACTGGTGACGGCGACACAGCCTTAGCCTTTGGTGACGGCAATCACGGTAAGCTTCCGACTATTGGTTACACCTTGGAAATTGACTATGCGGTAACCAAAGGAAGCGAAGGTAACAATGGTCAGGCGGGACTAAAGATCGAATATCCAACGGATCCAACCATCAAAGGCTTCACTACAAGCACTGTAGCTGGTGGTGCAGATCAGAAATCTGCCTCGTACTACTCAGCTCTCGCACCGTACATCTACCGGGCACGTAAGCGTGCGGTGAATCCATCTGACTACAAAGCCATCGCCACTGATTACCCCAGCGTTGCTTCTGTTACGATCAAGTCTCAACGAGATATTGCACCAGGTGATCTACGCTGGATGAACGTAGTGCGCATCTGTGTGTTGCCTAAAGAGACGGACGTCTACACCACAGTTGAATGGGACGACTTCCTTTCGTGGTTCAGTGACAAGAAGCATGCGGCCGTACACATCCAAACGTATAACCCCACAAAGGTGGTGGTAAACATTCATGTGACACTAGCTCTGTCCCCCAGTGCCGTCTCAGCAGATATAATTCCAACTGTAACTTCTGCAATAACAGCGCTATTTGAGAAGTCTACAACCACTTTAGGCAGGCGTTTAGCTATATCAGACATAACTCAAGTCTGTAAAATAGCAGGTGTTGATTACGTTGACATGGTCACACCTCTAGCAGACCAGGTTGCTACTGATGACTACACGTACTTCAGCCTGGGTACGCTGCAAGTTAGTACCAATTACACTGAAAGGAATTCTATCTGATGGCCGGAGACAATATTCCTTCTCCCGTTGTAAGCTCAAATGAACTGTTGGTAGAAATACTTGGTAACAACCAATTATGGTCTGACCTAGCTGAGGCTTTCAACGAGGTAATGAGTCTCAACGTTGACCAGCTGATCTTCGAGTTGGAACGTATAAGATTCATTCGTCAGGATTCAGATCAAGAGTTGCTGAAGTCAACGGCCCGCATGTTGGGTTTCAATGCGACGCAGGACGTACTCAACCTAAATTCGGATAGCCTGACACGACTGGTATCTCAGCTTCCACTGTATCCGGATCAGAATAGTACAGAATACTTCGTGAACTTCATTGACGTGCTGCTAAACTCCTCCGTCAAGGTAGGCTATCTGTACACTAAGGACTACGTCAATTTCACAACTACGCTGGGTGGGACCCTTATTACAGACGGCGGCGAGTGGTTTAAGACTACGCACATAGAGCTCACCATAGCTCTGTTGAACTTGTCCTCCTTGCTGCTGAACCCAGGTGAGACGTTGCTGCAAAGGGCAATCGAACTATTTTACGCGTACTCTCCGATACCACTTGTAATCGAGAAACTCAGATTTGCCGTTGTCATAGATGATTGGCCTGGTGGTTCTGCCTTCGGTATGGCCGCGAAGATCATCGGTGGACGTACACACACTATTTTGGAATAACAAAGGTGCTAACATGGCTATAGTAGTAACTGACCAAGGCTTATCTGCGATACGAAATGCGGACGTGGGCGGGTTTCTAATAAACCTGAACAAGTTCAAAGTCACTCCGGAGGAAAACTTTACACCTGAGGTTGCTGACGACTCCTTAGTTGGCGCAGTTTTGTATGAAGGTGACGTCAACGAGATAGAAGCACTCGGCTCAAACAGCGTGAAACTTACGCTTAGTTTGCCTAAGAGCTTCCCTCTAACGGGCTCAGTGTTCATCGGCGAGCTTGGTCTGTACCTAGAAAGCGGTGAGTTGTTTGCCCATGGTAAGCTGTCTACTCGTTTCGAGAAGACTTCAGAATTCGGCTTTGACATCTACGTTATCGTCAGTGCCGCGCGCCTGGGCGACGTTATTCAAGTAACGGACAGTCTCAATTGCTCAGTTGCTGCAACTCCTCATGTACGGACCTTGCTTCCTCCTACGGACTCTCTGAAGAATGTAGTGAGTGTGCTTGATGAACTTACTGACTACCATGGAAAGCCTTCCGGGTCATTGGCCGTAAAGTTCGGTAGCGGAAGCCTTAACTGGGCGTTCGTTGGATACACCCGCATGTACACAGGGGTCCCTGAGTCTGTTAGCAGCACCAGTGATTTCAACTTGGACATTGAAAGCTCCGCCGGCTTCTGGCTTAACGACAATGAGGTTGTTATTGTCCAGATTATATCTGGACCTGGTGCAGGTGAATCCCGTAAGGTTAAGTACAACAAGACCTCTGCCTTTGAAGTCTTGGAGAAGCCGTTCTCTGCACTTACTGCCCAGAGCAACCTCTCGATCTGGAGGTCTTACAAGAACCTGCTTCCTACAAGAAGCCCAGAGATTCCTGACTACTTCATGTTGCAGAAGGGACTCAGCAACTGGTGTGAACAGGTAGTGGAGTCTGCCTCAGGTGCCTTAAACCCTTTCTCCTTTAGCCTAGTTGGTAATGGAACTAACACGGTAACCATTCCTGCATCCATTGTGTCTAGCCTGAGTGTGGATACCTCAGCAGGGCTGGCTACCATTCATAAGAATGGCGCATTGGTTGGAATGAACAACTACGCGCTACTATACAACTCAGCTGGTAAGCCAGATCGTATTCAGTTCAGCTCCGTCAATACCACCTTAGATAAGATTGACGTATTGATCTTTGGTTATGACTACTCAGATGGGGCCTCTCTGTATTGGTATGAATCAGAGTACGACGCAGTAGGTACAACCTCGTTCCCTCTACCCGTAATACCTAGCTCTACTTCAGGCATAATTGCGTACCTTGATTCCGTATTGGTGACAAACTTCAGCATCGTCGGTGCGAACTTGGAGTTCAGCTCTCCCGTACTTGGTAAGTTGGAGGTGTTGTGCGTAGTTAATTACTCCGATACTGGCGTAATGCCCAAGCTCAAACGGTGGAGATCCACGACAGTTGTCGGTCAGCACAGCGTAGACACACAGGCTACTATAGCTGCGAAAAAGGATACGCTTGTCTATGTAAACTCCGCCTACGTACCCAAGAGTGAGTACTCAATACAGGACAACAGGTACATTGTGTTCAGCTCTCCTCTGGGAGCCGGAACTGTCGAGACCTTCGTTTACTACTCTGAAATAGTTGAACCAACCGTAGTGTCAACCACTGGGCGCGACAGTGGACCACGGTGGGCTGACCCTGCAGGTGTAAACGCAGCCTCTAACAGCATAGTTGCCTACAGCTATCAAGGCGTTACAGACTCAGCATTAACTTCTTTCACCACGGAACGCGTAAACAATGAGTCCTACCTATTCGTATTCGTGAGTGGTTCATACCAGTACCCGAATCAGTACATGTTTACTCAGTTTACTGACAGGTCAGTGATACGACTCAACGAAGTTTTGCCGGCAGGTCTGGACGTTGACATAATCGCGTTCAAAGAAGTCCCAGGTCCAGGTAGTTTAATAAAGGGCATAATTCACAGGTTTGCACTTAGTGCTTCTACTACTTATACACTACCACTAAGTCTTAGTGCATTGCCATCCAGCTACATGCTGTTCATTGGAGGCGTGTACCAACATCGCATAAACTATGACCTGAACCACACAACTGGCGTGTTGACTCTGTACAACATGCCCGCAGGCATGGCAGGGACAGACTGCGAATTCCAGTACTTCACTTCAGTTGAAGAACCAGGTGTACGGACTGACTTTGGTACCTACATATCTAGCCTGAACACTACTGTTGGACGTAATAGGCTTTCTTTTCCTGTAGAAGATGCCAACGATACACTAGTATTCGTCGGCTCCGTCTATCAGAACAAAGACCAGTATGTAACCGAGACTCTTACACAAGGTCAGCCAACTGGATACGCCAACTGGGTACCTGACACCAACGTCTCCGAAAATGGTACTGAGGTCTGCACCGTCAGCATCCAGAGTGTGATTCCTCCGACCAGGCTTCTTCTACGTAGTGAGTTCGAGGAATGCTGCAATTCAATCTGGGATGTGCTGAACTCTGGAAACTTCGGTGGTGGTGGCGCCAGTGGTGGCGCGACTACCAGCTACAGCTTTACAGCTGTAGCTGGTCAAACATACTTTATCTTACCTCCAGTAACCATAAGCGATCACATAGCAGTTCTGGTACGTGGTGTAGAGCTTGCACCAGATGATTACATACGTAGCGGATCTTCGATTGTTCTTCAGGGTATCGCACTTGAAGCTGGAACACCAGTTGTATTGAGAGACTTTGGTGCAGTTGCTGAAGGTTCTTCAACGTATGAGCTTCCTGTAGCCACACCTACAGTATTAGGCGGGGTTAAGGTCGGTCTTGGACTCGCAATAACTCCCGCGGGTGTATTGTCTGCTACAGGTGGGAGCAGTGGTGGCTCCTCTGGAGGTTCTGTGGCTTCCTACATTGCAGGTACGGATACTTTTTTGGTCGGAGACCAGGTGGGTGCGATTTCTCTGACTATATACACCGCAAAAGTTTCTTACAGGGTACCCGTAGATGGCGTGATTACAACTCGTACAAGTGTCAGTTCTGTTCGCGATGGCTACACTGCGTATGTACAAATTTACAAGAATGGTGCTGCAGTTGGTGCTGAACATTCCAGCTCAAGTAGTACTTCGTCTCCAACCTGGGACGAAAATATAACAGTGGCAGCTGGTGACCTAGTTCAACTGTACACCCGTTCAAGTCCGGTGCCGGAAGGATATCTAGCTCGAATTGCCTTATACACTGGTTTGACCACGAACTTCTTGCTACCCAGCCCGAACCAACCACAGTGAAGCCTTCCCAGCGTCTCTTAAGATAAAGGAAAACAAATGTCAAACGTAAAAGACCTTGTTCATTTCAAGCTAGCCCTTCTGGACGACGTTGACGTAGCCAGCGTAGCCGTAGGCCAATACATATCGTGGAATGGATCGAAATTTGTTCCGGTCACTCCACCAACTGGAGGAGGTGGAACTACTTATGGTCCTGCTACTGAAAGCACCTTGGGTCTTGTTAGAGTAGGGACGGGTCTAACTATCGACGAAGCTGGAGTCCTAAGCGCACCAGAGAATCCAGCATACTTGCTACCTCAAGCAACTACCGTTAGCCTGGGTGGTGTAAAGGTAGGGACGGGTCTAGCAATGGAGCCTTCAACTGGCAGACTGAGTGTGATAGAAGGAGCAGCTGGTGGATGGGTTGATAAACTTTCCCAGAGGTCAGGCTACACGGTGTACCAGAACACTTCAGCCAATCCTATAGCAGTCTTTACGGTTGGAGTAAGCACCGGTTCTTCTAATATGCCCCGCCTTGAAGTTGACTCTACCACTAATTTTCCGTATATTACTGATACGTCCAGCCGGCTGGCTCTATCAGGATCTTCGTATAACAGTTTCTCTGATACCACCCACAGTCAATCCTTTGCCCTTGTACCTGCCGGATACTACTACCGGTTCTATGGGGCTGCTAACATACTTATTGAATGGTTTGAAAGTGCGTGATCCGCTCTCATTCAAAGTTAACTAAGGAAGAACGATGCTTTACCTATTAGATGACCAAGGCAATTACTTCGAGGCGGACAAGAACCTCAACGGTTCTACTGAGCTTCCCGTCCAACGTCCTACCCACGAGTACGACTGGGATGGTGAAACGTGGGTGTTGAATGAGCCTCGTAAGGCGCAGAATGAACAGGTAGTTTTTGAGCTATTCCGGACAAAGAAACTTGCTGATGTGCTTATATCCTATGTAGGAGCCTGCACCCAGGACGTTATCTACACGTCGGTGCTGGAGTTCACAGCAATCTTTCAAGCAAATCAGAACAGCCTAGACAGTCTGAAAGCAGCTATTGATGGATGGCGTACAACTGAAGTTGTGCCCGAGGGGTACTACTGGGTTTCGTCGGACAACGTTAGGGTTCCTTTCAGCTATGAAGACCTATATGGTCTGTTCAATGTGATAGCAACCCAGAGGTGGGAGGCCTATCAACGTCTTCAGGCCGTGAAGATACAAGTACGCAATGCCACTACTATAAAGCAGCTAGACGAAGTAGTGTGGTAATAACTCCGTAATTTTATGTTTTGAAAAGGAATTCACATGGCAACCAAAGTCCCGTTAGTAATGCTGAAGAGCAAAGTCATAACACAGATCGCCGCTAGTGGTCCTGGCCTTCTTGTAGCGTACAGCGATGGTACAACCAGCTCAGTAGGGTCCGTAGGTGGTTCTTCCGGTAGCTCAGGTGCTGCTTCAGTATTTACGCCCAGAGCATCAACTGGTGCAAAGGCAGGCGACATTGCGGTTGAAGGTGGAATCATCTACATGCACGATGGTAGTGCGTGGAGACAGATCTACCCGGCCGTGTATTCGTAAGGAGTATTAATCATGGGAGCCGCTCAAATTGCCCGAACTACTAGTGGCATGCAAATGGAACAGACTGTACCTATCTACAAATCTCGCGTCACTGCACTACTTACTAGCATGCAGCCTTTGAAGCCCATACAAGCTTATGACATGAATCAACTTGTTGCGCTGCTCGCACTCTTTGCGTCGCACACTCACACTGTGGCTGACTTGAGGGGTAAGGACACGTATGGGAGTCTTCCGATCTACACTGCTGCTGGTACTTCAGTTAACGCCGTATCTACGGGTGTACCAGGTGCCCAAAAAACTCAATTCTTAAGTGTTCTAGCTGGTCAGTCAGTTAATGCTGCTCAGTATAACCGTATCCGAGATGCGCTTGAGGAGTTTAGGGATGGTCACTCTCACTACATACTCGACACTACATCTTGATCTAGGAGCACCTAATGGCAACAGAAAACCTATCCACCGTAGTATCAGTAAAGCCTGCAGTTCCAGCAAAATCTGCCCAACAAGCTGTAGACGATGACACCTACCGTCAAATGCTGCTGGTTCTTGATGAACTTACTGATCACACTCATGTGTTCTACGATGATTACACTACTGCGTGTGATTGCAACTGTGATTGCAACTGCACAAGGGGCATCCTATGAAAAGTTTAGTCTTGGTTAAGAGTGGTGAGTACACTCCTAACTTGTTCAATGAGTTCAGCCAGATCGTGAACGGCGTAGCTGGTTCCGAAGATTTCCAAGAGCAACTACGTTTCGTAAAGCGCTCTGACTACACCTTCCGGCTGTTTCGATCTAATGCTCCTGCGGCACCTCTGGCGTTGGTAGCATTTACCCACGACACGTCGAAACAGCCTACAGCTTCTACATTCTTCGCCATCGACCTGAAGTTGATGCAGGATGTGCTAGCTAATCATGAGTTCGTGCTCTTGGGTAGCGTAATAAAGGACGCAGTAATATCTGATGCAGACCTATTGCCTTCCCTACGTTACATAACACGCGACGAAGATGACAACTTGCTTGATGCGGTGTCGGGTAAACGTCTGATCGAAGGAAGTACGGGTACAGGACCGAAGTCAGAGACCGTATTGTCAATGGTCAGCATGATTAAAGCCGGTACACTTCCCATCTACTATCTGATTCTGGACAACGGTAGCGTGGGTGTATCTGACTTCGAGGACTACTTTGATGAAGACGCGAAGTCCACAGTCATACCTGTAAATGATTTCGATGGTGCACTAGCTGAGCACCTCATGCGCATCAACTTTGGACCTGAGGTAACAGTAATTGCGAAGAACAACTTGTTCGTCAAGGGCCCTTCAACTACGTTGGAGTTTTTGACCGAGCCGTGGCTTCAGTACCTTGATGACACTTCGAGGCAATTGCTGCCTGGTCTGAAGATCAGTGGCTCTTGTGACTACGTAGTAGACGGTCCAAGGGTTCACCTTAAGGTCAACAAGCCTGTGTCTACATTGCGGGTAGAGTTCAATCTTGGTAGGTTCTTCTCTCTTGTACAGTCGCAAGAAAGACCGGTAGTCGAATTCATCGTCTACGCTGAATAGCCTGAGGCTGCCATGAAATTCTTCTTCAAAGATAGCAAACATCGGCCCAACCTGTTCTCCTCGGCAGCCTATTTCATGGTCGGCAAAGACGCCGATCTGTTCGGTCATTTTGACTACGGACTAAGACTTGTTCAATCGAATGAGGACTTCTTCATCGCGCAGTCAGGCTGGGAACCAACTAGTCTAGGTACAGATGAAACGTCACACAAAGTAGACTTCAGTGCTATCAAGAATGCACTTGAGACTAATGAGTTCATCATCGTAGGTGCATCAAAGCCCGAAGGTGTTGTGTTCTCGAACAACTTGGCTAAGCACATCAAGTACATAGCTAGAAGTAGGCAGGATCCAGATCGACGTGTTGATGCCTTGACTGGAAACTTTGTGGACATTCAGCACCCCATAAGTGCACTAATGTTCGTCGTTAAGGTTCCGCATCTTGACGCTGCTATTTGTTACATGGATCCAATGTTCCTTAAAGTTGGATCCTTGATAGAGACAACTGCCGAGTTTGAAGAAGTCTATAAGTATCCGGGTGACGTTCGTGACTTCTTGTTGAATCCGAAGTTCTCTAATGCCTCACTCGTGGCCGGTGCGCTTCTTACAACCAACACCTTCGAGCTCACAATACTCGAAGGCTTCAGTGAAGAAGAAGTGGATTTAGTATTAGACTCAAGCAGGGTAATAACCAGCTTGACGTACCAGCGTATACCGTATGGGTTCCGTATAGCTGGCAACAAGGCTAATGGCTTCTTCAAGCTAGTACCAGACTTCGGTCTGTTAAGCAAGCTACACGGCGAGAATTGTGTACTTGAATTTGTAATTAAGAACATGAGTGGAGCCTTCATGTAAGGTTCTGTTGCAACTAAGGATACAAACTATCATGACCGATCTTGTTTCTGCTCACAAATCATCCGACGAGAATGACTCCACAACTGTAGTGTTCACGAACAGGATGGACTTAAAGTCTGGTACGAGAGACGTAAAGTTTGAGCGCGTCGTACCGAAGCCGGGCGAGCGCGTGGCTAAGATCTCTGAACAGCGGTCACGGTATTTGGACTTGCAGAACCTTAACGTCATATTGACTAACGCTTGCAACCTGTCCTGTTCGTACTGCTATGAGCAGCACAGGAAAGACTTCGGTAGGTTTGACGGGCAAGCCTTGAAGAAACTCTACGACTTCTTCGTTGGGTGCAACGACATTAAGTCAAAGGTCTTCACGTTCTTTGGTGGTGAACCTCTTGCCCAGAAAGACCTTATACTCGAATTCCTGTCAACTTATGACGAAGAACTTACCCGCAATTATCCTGACGTGAGCACCAACGTCATAACCAATGGGCTACTTCTCACACCTGAGTTTCTTGATGCCTACTTCAAGCATTCATTCGTCAAGCTCGTTATAAGTCTTGACACTGACAAGGCAGATCTGGATCATAGAGAACTAACTCAAGAACAAATTGACCAGATACTCCACAACATAAGCCTGATCCCGCAAGAATTCCTGGACTCGAAGTCAGTGTGCATACGGTGCACCATTTCGCAAGAAACTGCGCCTCACCTGAAGGAGTTTGTGACGCGTCTTCATGGTCTAGGTGTTCGGTCCTTCGTTATTCATCCTTTGACCATGTCCTTAAAGTCTGGATTCATCGAGTGGGATGAAACGGAATGGATTGCCCTTCTATCCGACATGACTGATCTACTTGAACTCGAGAATATGCTTATTCAGTTTAGTGAAGGTGTTGGCATAAAGAAGCACTCTAACTGTATGGTCGGTTCTGACATGATAGCAGTAGATGCATCTGGAGATTACAGCGGCTGCTACTTCTTCACGAATCAAAAAGCTGCAATGGGCGACTTTACCTTGGGTAACATTTTCCGGGACGAAGTCTTCGTTGATCGTTACACAGACTTCGCAGCGCAGTACACCCAGCACTTTGAGTCTGAAGAATGTGAATCCTGTGACCTCAATAACCTATGCTACCAATGCCCTGCTGGTAATATAGCTACACATGGAAAGATGTTCCGCCCGGATGGTATGTGCAAGAAGGTAGTGTCGCTATTCAATCTTCTGCATGAAACCATAATCAAGAAGGGCTTCTTCCAAAAGAATCGTCGTCTCATGGAGGCTGTTAGGGCAGAAGGCAGGCAAGTCATAACCAAAGCACTTATCCACCTTATGTACACCAAACAGACAGGTAGGAAGCTTAGTCCTGAGGGTTACGCTGAATTAGAGCAGTCAGCTGATCCCGAGAGTTTGGCCAGATGTATTATCCAGCATCCATTAACCTCCATTAGAATACTAGCTGTTCTTGCGGTTGACAGCCCAGGTAAGGCAACCATGAAGCAGTTGTACGAATTTTTAGCTACTAAGTCCTACAAGCCAGTTATTGTGTCTCAGAACCTTAGACAAAGTTCTATCGAGGTAGAAGTGTTTTACCTTACGTTGCTTCATTTCCTTATCCTCAACACTAAGGGAAACAAGATGGAATCAGCCGCAGCTCGGATGAACTATGAAGACTGACCTTGCGTTCTGCACGGACCTGAGTATTTATCTAGGCCACGCATGTAATTTCGACTGCAGCTATTGTGATAGAAGTTACATTCGTAACACCATTGGTGGGCAAGGACTAAACCACACGTTGGTAGACGCCGTAGTTGAGCTAGTGCTAGGAATGGCAGAGGCCGGAACCCTACCCACCATGATTTCCTTTCATGGTGGTGAGCCTCTGTATTACGTCAGGCTTATGCACTCCATCCTGAGTAGAGTCCAGCATGTGTTGGCACGCACA